TATTGCCACCGCATTGCAGGCTCAAGGCATCACCACCGAGTGCGTGACCGGTGATACACCATCAATTGAGCGTGACCGGATTCTGACCGACTTCAAGGCTGGGCGTATTCGCGCATTGACTAATGCAAATGTATTAACGACAGGATTCGATGCGCCTGGTATTGATCTGATAGCCATGCTGCGCCCCACCATGAGTCCTGGCCTGTACGTACAAATGGCCGGACGTGGCCTGCGTATCGCGCCAGACAAGATCGACTGCCTTGTACTGGACTTTGCTGGCGTAGTGGAGCAGCACGGCCCCATCACGGCAGTCAAACCGCCACCACGTAAAGGTGACAAGGTAGGCGAAGCGCCTGTCAAGGTGTGCGACCACTGCCAAGAGATATGCCACCTATCCGTGCGAGTCTGCCCAGCCTGTGGTGAAGCATTCCCGGAACCCGAGCGCCCTGCGTTGAAGCTCTCAAACCTTGACATCATGGGCGTAGAGGGAATCGACTTGGAAGTGACCGCCTGGACTTGGCGCAAGCATATTTCACGCGCCAGTGGGAAGGAAATGTTGTCAGTCACCTACTATGGAAGTCTGAGCGATGCGCCTGTCACCGAGTACCTGGCAGTCACTCATGACGGGTATGCTGGCGAAAAGTCCCGCCGCCTACTGGCCGAGATAGCCCACCATGCAGGCGTGGTGTTGGACTATGCAGTGGCAGACCTGCATCAAATGGCCCAGCAAATGACCGCCGGACTCCCGCCCGCCACCATAGAATACAAACGCGAAGGAAAGTTTTTTACAGTCATTAAGAGGAACTATGCGACATCCTGAACCGCCTATCGTCACCCAGTACCGCGCCACCATCAAGGCCGAGCCGCCTAGAGTCTGCCATACGTGCGACCATTACACCGAGCAGGGCATATGCGCTGAATTCGGTGAGGCTCCGCCTGAATCATTTGCCAGTGAGCCTGGCGCGTGCCAGCTCTGGATTGAGGAGGTACCTTTCTAGTATGGAATCCGAACATCTAGAACAAGTGCGCCTGGTATCCTGGTTCCGCAGGACTTTCCCCGACGTACGCATATTCGCAGTGCCCAATGGGGGCGCCAGATCGGGCCTACAGGGCGTCAAATTGAAGGCTGAAGGGGTAAGTGCTGGCGTGCCAGATTTATTCGTTCCGGCGTGGAATCTATGGGTTGAAATGAAACGCGCCAAAGGCGGTACAGTCTCGCCAGAACAAAGGGACTGGATAGCCTACTTGGAGAGCATAGGTCACAAAGTCATCATTGGCCGGGGCTTTGAGGATGCCAAGCGGCAGATTGAAGGCGTAAAAAAGCCAGCTGGCTAGGCTGGCTATGGTTAGGTAAGGATTAGCCTACAAGTTGAGGATCAAGGCCACCAGTGCGGCGGTTAGTGCTGCGAAGAACATTCACCGCTCCCGTTGCACAATGTACAGGTCGTGCCCTCATGCTGGCCCTCACCGGAGCCGTTGCAGTGTGAGCATATTAGGGGATCGCATTCATCATGGCCATCATCTGCCATTAAACGGTCATAGTCCCGCGCATCGTCGCGCCAGTCTTCATCGTATTCAAGCATCTCAAAATCTCCAGAAGTAAAAAGGCAAGAAAATACAGGCAGCAAAAAACACTGCGCCGAATATGTCTAGGATTGTGGATTTCATGCTGCCACCTTGATGTTAATAATCTTGCCCATTTTCTTGCCATGCGCCGGATATGCGATAACGGGAATATCCTTTGAATAGCACGCACGGCATCCTGAACATTTACCCTCATGTTCATATGCTCGGCATAGTGTGACCATGTCGGGATTAACGCGAGAATCGGGAACAATCACCGATCCATGCAAGCCGGGAATATATACGCCGACGATACTATCGCTTGATGGCCGCACCATCACATTTTCCAATGCTTGCATCTCACGGATAACCAATTGGAATTTGGGGAATTTGTGCATCCGAGTTGGGAGCCAGTGTTTCACCCATGGAGTCCGGCGCATAACTTCGAGTATTTTCTCGGCCAGTGCTAGCGTATACATATCGCCAGAATCAAACCAACGAAAGTATCTATCCCGCTCCAGCTCGGCCACCATATCGTCAACCCATTCCATGCGTTGCCAATCGATGCGATTAAATTCCCGTGGAGCTTTGACGTTAGCGAATACGTAATTTCCCGTGGTGGCATAGCATCCTTTACAGGCATCAACTAGCACGCCGGGTGATTCAATCGAGCCGGGGCAAGTGTCAAGAGCCTGAAGGCTCCATGAACGGATGCCGTCTAGCTTTGATGTAACGCTGATTTTTGGTTTCTGCTCCATGTCTTTCCTTTGATTGAGTCAGTGCGGATCGCACTCCATAGCCCACCAGATGATGGGCTACAGGGTGGGATCAGCTTTGGCAATATTCGCAGTCACAAGGAATGACGTCGGTCTTGATCGCGGCCCGGATCTCGCGCATCGAGTCGTAGCCACGGGTATGCACCAGCTCATTGCTGAAGCGCCAGCCCTTAGGCAGGTTCAGGATAGGGCCCTCTGGCTCGTCGGTGTCTACGTCGCGGGCTACGTTCAATTTGTATTTGGCCATTCTTTCTCCTTGGTTGGCGATGGGATGCAGTGTAACACTATTTGATGCACGCAACATCTTTTGATGCAATATTTTGTAGGGGTTTACCCTAGTCATAAATTCACAATGACGCATTTGTGAATGTTCGTGAGTCATGAATCGCATTCATGAATTCACAAATGACTCATTTATGCATTCGTGAATTTGTGGGCAAAAAGCAGCCAAATTCATTCACATTCACACACTCCTTAAGGAGTGTGAATGAATGAATGGCTGTGCGGGCTGTGACGTGACAGTAAAATGATGGTCACCTGTTTAATTTTTAGGCAAGGGCTCATTTGATGGGGGTGAACATGGCATACGCAACGGAAGATGTTGCAGAGATTCAGGAGAAGGTGATCACTGAGATTCAAACAGGGCGCAGTCTGCGTCAGGTTTGCTCGGATGAGGGGATGCCGAATTTCAGGACGGTGCAACGGTGGATCGTGGCCGATGGCGCCTTTGCCGTCAGGTACGCACGCGCGCGCACGGCGCAGGCCGATACCTTGTTCGACCGCATGGAGGCCGTAGAAGAGGCTGTAAGCGCAGGCACGATGGATTCCCATGCAGCGCGTGTCGTGCTCGATTCAATGCGCTGGAGGGCCTCCAAGCTCGCCCCAAAAGTCTACGGCGACCGCCTTGACGTCCAAGTCACCGACACACGCATATCTATATCAGGCGCACTAGCTGCAGCCCAGTCACGTCTAGCCGATGTCGTCGACGTCACGCCGCGCCTACCGCTTGCCAGCGACGACCAGGACGCCGCTGAGTAGGGGGGGGGAGGGGCCTTGCCTCCGGGCCTTACAGTTGCGGATACCCCGCGCACATTTTATTTATTTTTTCATTTATTTTTAATAATGCTTTGCAGCATTAACTCATAATGCAAACCACAATCTACAAACCCGAAGATGAACAAGAGTTAATGGCAAGGTTATGGAGCCCTGCAATTAAAGATAACCCACTGGCGTTTGTAATGTATTTGTTTCCGTGGGGAGTTAAAGGTACTCCACTGGAGTATTTCAACGGCCCAAGAAAATGGCAGCGTGAAGTATTAATGGATATTGCCGAGCAGATTAAGACCAATAAACTAAAACCACTTAACGAACAAACTAATCAAATTGACTTTGAAACATTACGACTGGCGGTATCTTCAGGACGGGGTATTGGTAAGTCTGCACTGGTTTCTTGGCTGGTAATCTGGATGCTGACGACCAGGATTGGTTCTACGACCATTATTTCGGCTAATAGCGAAAATCAGTTACGCAGCATTACCTGGGCTGAGATTACAAAGTGGCTGGCGATGGGGCTGAATTCGCACTGGTTTGAAATTTCGGCGACACGGGTGGCTCCGGCCAAGTGGTTGACTGAGCTGGTGGAGCAGGATTTGAAGAAGGGTACGAGGTACTGGGGAATTGAGGGTAGGCTTTGGAGTGCTGAGAACCCGGATGCTTATGCTGGTGTGCATAATTTTGATGGCGTGATGGTGATTTTTGATGAGGCGTCTGGTATTGACGACTCGATTTGGTCAGTCACTGGTGGTTTTTTCACGGAAAACACGCCCAATCGCTTTTGGCTGGCGTTTTCCAACCCTCGGCGCAACACGGGGTACTTTTATGAGTGTTTCAACTCAAAGAGGGACTTCTGGAAGACGAAGATGGTGGATGCGAGGACGGTGGAGGGGACGGACAAGGCGGTGTATGAGCAGATCATTGCGGAATACGGGCCGGATTCGAGTCAGGCGCATGTGGAGGTGTATGGCTGGTTCCCGAATGCCAATGATGACCAGTTTATTAGTGCCTTGTTGGTGGATGAGGCGATGAAAAGGCCCAAGTACAAGGATCAATCAGCACCGATTATTGTTGGCGTCGACCCGGCGCGGTTTGGGGCGGATGCTACGGTGATTGCGATTAGGCAGGGGCGGGATATTGTGAAGATCATGCGGCACCGTGGGGATGACACGATGGCGGTGGTGGGGCATGTGATTGATGTGATTGAGGAGTACAAGCCTGCACTGGTGGTGATTGATGAGGGTGGCCTGGGGGCGGGGATTGTGGATAGGTTGAAAGAGCAAAGGTACAAGGTGAAGGGGGTAAACTTTGGGAATAAGGCCAAGAATCCCATCATGTATGGGAATATGAGGGCGCAGATGTGGGGGGAGATGCGGGAGTGGTTGAAGAGTGCGAGCATTCCGAATGACCGGTTCTTGAAAACGGATCTGATCTCGCCTATGATGAAGCCTGATTCCAGAGGGACTATATTTTTGGAGTCCAAGAAGGAAATGAAGGCTAGAGGTCTGGCGTCCCCGGATGCGGCAGATGCGATTTGTGTGACTTTTGCGTTCCCTGTGGCGCATCGGGAATACAATCCCAGAATCGAGCGCCGACCTATGCAGCTAGGCGCATCTGCCTCGGTTGGTTGGATGGGGCATTAAAGGAGTAAGTTATGCCACTGACAAAATCTGCATCTCCAAAAGCATTT